GAAGGCATCCAACAGGATCTGCGCCTTGCTGCCGACCGCAACATCCTTTCCATGCAGGATGTGATCGCCGTGGATTACCACTACGGCTATCACGTGACTGGCACCAAGTACGCCAACGCCACCGACAACCCGACCAACGCTGGTCTGGCCACCACCGGCAACTGGAATCTGGTGTACAGCACCACCAAGATGGTGCCCATCACCCGCCTGCTCGTTAATACACCCTTCGACCAAACGGTGTACTCATAAACCGCTTTGTTCGCGGTATGATAAGGGCCTCTACGGAGGCCCTTTTTTCATGAATATGCGCCGCATACCTTCCGTTATTGGCTACAGCGCCACACAAGACGGACAGATTTACAGCCACCATCGCTTTGAGCCTTTTCCCCTAAAGCAAACCAACCACACGCAGGGCTACAGACAGGTCAACGTAAAAACAGACAAAGGCTTTCGGACTCGGATGGTCCATTTACTTGTGTTAGAGGCTTGGGTGGGACCGCGCCCAGAGGGCATGGTGACGAACCACAAAAACGGCGACAAAACCGATAACCGCTTAGAAAATCTTGAATATGTAACACAAACAGAAAATATGAAGCACTCTTACGCCACAGGACTAAGCCCGAAACCGCCTACGCGCTACGGAGAGCAGCTCACGCACTTGGCAAAAATGACCACAGAAAAAGTCCTGGCTCTACGGGCTGAAACAGACCGCGAACCAGGATACCTAGAGCGTTTGGGGCTGAAATACAAAATCAGCGCTTCAACCACATCAAAAATCTTGCTGCGGCAGACGTGGAAACACGTATAGATCAGGCTCAGCCTTGAAGCCGCATCTCCTCCTGCCGCTGGAACACAGCTTCCGAGTCAATCGCCATCTTGTACGACTGCAGGATGAGCTGGTTCACAAGCACATAGGAAACCTGCAACTTCTCGCATATTTCAGGCACGTTGGCACCTTTCTCGCGCAGCGCCTTCACCTCCTTGGCTACATCAGCCCACTTCCTCGGTTTGGAAGTGTCGACCTTCTCTTGTGCGACTTGAGTGACCGGCTCTACGCTGGCCTCAACACTGGAACTTCTACGCGGAGTCATGAAACGAGTTCGCCTCTTCGTACTACAGGATAACTGTCGCAGCTTTGTTGACGTTCCTTACGGCGTTCATGCCGAAGCGCAAGCTGAACTAGAGATGTTTGGCGCCAAGGTTTACCACTCGATGGTTTTAAGCGATCCACCCAAACAGAGGAAATCTCGCACTGGCGCTAGACTCAAACAAAGGATGTACTAAGCCGTGGCCGCTGTCATTGACGCCACTCTGGGTGGGGCTTCGGCCAACTCGTATGTGACGCTGGCAGACGCTGACGCCTACTTCGAGACAACGCCGGATTCCGCCAGCTGGGACGACAAGACCAACGACCAGAAAAACCGCGCTCTGATTTCCGCCACCCGCTGGATCGACGCACTGAGCTTTTACGGCGACCGTTGCAGCGAAACTCAGGCACTGAAGTGGCCACGCGAGGACTACAAGGTCGACGGCATCGAACTTGCCTGCACGCTGATTCCAGTCGGCATTGAAGTCGCCACCTACGAACTGGCACGAGCCCTCGCCAACGACACCGACGCCATCACCGGCAACACCGGCACGACCGGCATCTACGACGAGGTGGAGCTGGGCGAACTCAAGGTCAAATACAACAAGACCAGTCAAACCAGCGGCGTGATCAACAACGTCTTCGACGTATACCCCTGGCTCCAGACCTACCTCGGCCCTTATTGCATGGGCGGCGCCGCCAACTACGCCGTCCGCCTATTCCGAGGGTGATATGGGCTTAATCGACACTACTTTTGGCCCAATCCCCCAAGCAGTCTTATCTGACTGGGGCCAAAACATTACGTACATCAAAACGTACACACCACGCACTTACGATCCAACTACAGGCGAGGTCTACGGCTCCGACACCTCTGTGACGGTCAAAGCCGTTATCACGAGGATTAGCCCCCGCGAAGCCGAAGGTCTGTACCAAACAACTGACCTCAAGGTCATCATTGGCGCTAGCGAGCTTGGCACGTACTACCCAACCGAGGCAGATCGCATCCAGTACACCCAAGCTGGAGCAACACGCGAGGCCAAGATCATCGCCATCACCACCTATCGCGGCGATAACCCGGTTTACCACTCTCTAATCGTGAGGCCCCAGTAATGGCACGCAATCGCGGATTCCTAAACGAGCTAGATCGTTTAGCTGAAAACATTGACCGCATTGCAGTTGCTGCGTTTAGCCGAGGACCTGCACGTGCCGCAGAAGAAATTGTCGTCGATCTGCAGGAAGCTGGTCCTGTGTGGACGGGTAAATTTTCTAATTCTTGGCAGATAGAAACAACAGATGGAAGGCGTACGGCTGGAAGTGGTTCGCCCGGTTTGCCTCAACGAGTACCCGCACCGTTGCTTAGCGGTCGTGGTTTTGCGTTTGATGACATTAAATACACAATCTCTAATTTTTCGCCGTATGCGGATGAAGCACGTGATCTAGTTGAGGGTTATTTTATAGATCCAGGTACACCTCCCTTAAAAGAATACGATCGAGGTACACGTGTAAGCGGATACCGTGGAGACCTTGTAGGCGACGATGAAGGACCTAACCGCAGTACCGCTCCGCTTGATTGGTACACAACTTATGTACGAGGCGGCGCTATCGACAGACGAATAAGGATTGAACTTGATGCAGAGCTAGGTAGAGTCCGACTATGAACTACCAAGCTATTCGCGCCGCCGTCGAAAACCCGCTGCTTGCAGCGTTTGGCGCATTAGTGCCGGCGGTGCCTGTGTACTTCGACAACATCACGGCGGTCCCACCTAACACCACTACTGAATACGTTCGCGTCAATGTTACTTTCGGTATTACCAACGAGGCCACACTTACCGGCAGTGTGGACAACGCCCGTGGTGCGATTGTTATCCGCGTTTTTACGGAAAAGGGACGTGGCCCAGCCCGCAACCAGACACTTTTGACTGCGGCTGTAAATGTGTTGACTACTCTTAACGAAACAGCAAAAACAAATACGGGTGTTTATTTTCGTGTAGGTGAAATTAACGGACCATCATTTACGGCAACAGACAGCGCTCCCCATTTTGTGGGCCGGCTTGATGCTTCTTATGTTGCAACTGTGCTGTCGTAGGTGATGGTTAGTGATAGGCGCTAACCTGTATTAAGCCGGGCAGTGCCCGCCCCACTTGACTTACTTCCCATGACCGCGACCGTCATCACGGGCACTTCCGGTGCCTTCTACTACAAGCCCGCTGGCACCACCGGCACTTTCGGTGAATCCGGCGTCAATATCGCCACTGACACGATCACCGTCGAAACCTTCTACGGCTTCCAAGTCGGCGATCCCGTCAAATTCAGCGTGCAAAACAGCGCTGGCGCATCTCCTAGCGGCACACTTCCCGCAGGTCTGACTGCAGGAACCACCTACTACGTCATCAGCTACACCGCTGCCACTGGTGCGCTGCAGGTGTCTGCAACCGATGGCGGTTCCGCCGTGGACATCACCGACGACGGCACCGCAACCGGCAACAACTACTTCGAGGTTGCTTATGCCGACTACGAGGTTGTCGGCCAGGTGCGTGAGTGGACTTTTGAGATTACCCGTACTGAAATCGACGTAACTACGATCGGCCAAGACGCTGCACAGTTTGCGCCTTTCCGCAGCTATGTGGCCGGCTTTGCTGAAGGCACTGGTTCCACCACCGTGTACTTCACCACTGACGACGAGAACTTCGCCAACCGGATGATCAACGACATCATCCAGCGCAACCAGACAGGTGCCTACGTCAAGCTGTACGTGGACCGCGTGTTCAGCGGCGGCAGCGTGAGCGAAACTCTCAGCCGTTCTATTGCAATGCCCATCGTGCTGACTTCGGCCAGCCTGACCATCAACCCTGACGATGCCATTGCTGTGGCCATCAACTTCCGTCCCAGCTCTACTCCTACCTTCGACCTGGTTAAGACTGCCTGATAAGGTTCTGCCGTAGCCAGTTCAGCAGCCCCGGCTTAACCGCCGGGGTTTTTTTGTGTCTAGTCCGCTACAGTAGATCCAAACAAACAGGATTTTATGCCTGCCTCAATTCCAGTCCGCGCCATTGATCGCCTGCGTAAAGCAGCGAACCTGGAGCCTGTAAAGAAGGTCGTCGAGTTGTCCGACGGCAGCACATTTGAAATGTGGGTGGCACCGCTGACGATGGCTGAGCGCGAACGCGCCCAAAAGCAAGCCAAGTCCGACGACGCCAACGCCTTCGCACTCCAACTACTGATCGCCAAAGCACTGGACGAGACTGGTTCCAAGCTGTTCAGCGTCGGCGAGTTGGATGTACTTAAAAACGAAGTGAAGGACAAGGATCTCCAAGCGTTGATGCTGGCAATCCTGACCGACGACGCCGAGCCGATCGACCCAAAATCCTGAGCGCCGAACTGCGCAAGGACAACTGGCTCATGCTCCAATTTGGCGTCGCCAAGGAGTTGGGCCTAACCCTTACCGAGGTTCGCACCACAATGACTGCCGAGGAATTACTCGGCTGGAGCGCTTACTTCAGCATCCTCAACGAGGACCAGCAGAAGGAGATGGAAAAAGCCCGCCGCCGCCGCTAACCCGGCGGCTTTTTTGTCCCTTAAACTGAAGTACCAGAGTGTGACGCAGCGCCGTGGCTTACAGAGCCGATATTGAAATCGCAGTACGCGGCGCTCAAGAACTCAAGCGTCTTCAAAACCAAATTAAAACTACAGGAGATGCAATAGATTCGCTTAACTCAGGTTTTGCGGGTGTCGCTAATTTATTACCTAAAAGTTTAAACAACTTAAAAAGCGTTGTCGCAGAAGCAGCAACTAACTTCAATAAAGTTGTTTTAGGTACCGAAGAAGCGGTAACGGCCGCTAAAGACTACGTTAAGGCTACGAGAGAATTAAACGCCGGTCTACAGGAACGCCTGCGGCTTATCCGCAATATCGAAGCCGCCGAAACAGCCGCGCAGCGTCAAATAATTCCAACAACTAATGCCGGCTACGGGCAGCAGATGCCTGCTTTACCTCCTGCATTTGTACGCAGTAGAGAAATTCAACAAAGTTGGACAACATTTTTTAATGAGGCAGCTGACCTTGCTACAGAACTCAATACCTCTACAGCGGCTAAAGCACTAAACCTAAAGCAGAGCTGGAATACTTTTTTTACAGATGCTGCAGAACTTGCTACAGAGTTAAAAACTTCTACAGCAGCTAGAGCACTAAACCTAAAGCAGAGCTGGAATACTTTTTTTACAGATGCTGCAGAACTTGCTACAGAGTTAAAAACTTCTACAGCAGCTAGAGCACTAAACCTAAAGCAGAGCTGGAATACTTTTTTTACAGATGCTGCAGAACTTGCTACAGAGTTAAAAACTTCTACAGCAGCTAGAGCACTAAACCTAAAGCAGAGCTGGTCCGCAGCACTAAACGAATTAGAAGACATTGCGCTCACTTTACGGGCGCAAGCCGCAAATGCTGCTAGCCGGGCACGTTTACGTCAAGCAGAAACACTGTCTGCGTATCAGCAGGCTACTCGGCCTCAACCTGAAAATTTGGGCTATGGCGGTACTGCCCTAGCGTTACGTCCAGCTGGATTTACCGATCAAGACGTACGCATTAAAAACTTATTAGACGATCAAGCCAAAGGCATTCGTATAAACGCAGAGCTAGAAAGACGTTTAAGTGTTATTCAAAATAATGCCGATTTGGCAGCCATACAAAAAGAACTTAGTGCTGAATTAGACGCTATTGAGCTTATTGCAGCAAAACGTAAACGAGAGGGTGATGCGTGGTGGGCGGAACAAGAGAGGCGTTTAAAGGCGCAACCAGAAATAACCACAGGCACGACTGCTGGCGCAGGACTTAGAGGAAGGGCTGGCGGTGCAATTAGCAGTGCGCTAATTGGCGGTGGTTTCCCGTTACTTTTTGGACAAGGACCGGCCGCAGCCGCCGGCGGTGCTCTTGGCGGTCTAGCCGGGGGGTTACTTGGCGGAGGATTTGGTTTTGCACTGTCCATCGCCGGTACAGCGATAGGCGACTTTATCGCACAAACAGACAAACTTAGCGTTAGTTTGTCGGGGCTTAACGCTACGCTGTTCTCTACAAGTTCTGCTTTTATAACTACAGCTGGTGATATTAGTGAGTTAGCTAAAAATCTGCGGATAACTAAAGATGAAGCTATAGAGTTAATATCCACTTTTAGTCAATTTAATACAGGTACTGCACGTGAAGCATTAGCAAGAGGTTTTGGCGCTGTTGGTGGTGCACAAACCTTTGAAGCGATCGCCAAAGCAGGTATCGGAGAAAAAGAAGCTTTAGACGCTATTTTTAGTCTTCGCAAACAAATAGGCAATGAAGCGGCAGAACAACTGGCACTTCAGTTACGAGCAGTAGGAGCAACAGAGACACAAGCCGCACTACTGAAAATTGTCAGTGAGCGGAACATTGACATTCTTGTCGCCCAAAGTAAAACAGTCCAGTTTGCAGATAGGTTACTTAGTACATGGGAAAATATCGTAGCTGCGGTAGCAAGTTCTGTTTCGTTAGCTGCACGTTTTATCCAAAAAATGCAAGAGGGCAGTTTAATTAAACTACCGTTTTTAGACCGCATCGAAAAGGTTTTGGGCAGGGTAGTCGGACGAACCCCAGAACAAATCGCAGGCCAACGCGGCGCAGCATTAGAACAGCAGTTACGCAAAGATTTAAACGATATTCGTGCTGCTTTGCGGCAAGAAACAAGCGCCCAAGCTACTCAAGCAGCTATTGGCGAGTCTCTAAGACCACAGAGAAAAGGCAAGTCTGCCGCCGAACGTGAGGCCGAACGACTTGCAGAAAAGATAGCAAAACAAAAAGACGAAGCCCTTAAAGCTTTGGCCGTTGAAACAGGTAGGTTGCAAGTGGCCGAAACTGCCGATCCTCTGCAACAAAAAATTACCCAAGCTATAGTAAAACAGTTTGATATACAAAGACAGTACGCGGCTAAAATTAAAGAATCTCTAAGTGCAGAAGCAACCCTAAACTATCAACTAGCCGAACGCAAAGCCCTACAAGCAAACGCGCTAGCCTTAGAGGCAGAGCTAAACGCAGAAGTAGATAAAGTTACTGATTCGCTTTCTAGGTTAGTCGCAGAAGCTGCTAACCGACTGGAGCTTGAGAACAGATACCAAGAATTACTGGATCAAGGGATCAATCCTGAACTAGCAAAAGAATTTGCGCAACTCGAACTTACCGCAGAAAAACAGCGTGAAACGCTTACATTGCGTCTTGCAGAACTTGAGGCTGCGCGAAGTAAATTATCTGCTGAATCTGAAGTCGCTAAAGCCCTAGAAAGACAAATTTCTAGTATTAAGGAAATACTTGCTTTACAAGGTAAGTCGGTGGACAAAGCTAAGCAAGATACCGAAGAACAACAAAAGAAAGATAAGGATAGAAAGGATAAAATCCAACAGGCAAAAGACCAAGCAGAACTTGTTGAACAGCAGATTGCGGCCATAGGCTCCAGTCTTGGTGATGTATTGACGGGAGCATTAGATAATGTAATTAACAAAACAAAAGATTGGAACCAATTTTTAAGTGATGCGCTGATGTCTATAGGTAAAGTTCTTATGATGGCAGGTCTAAATATGCTCGCAGGTACAGACGGAGAAGGTGTGTTGTCATTTCTTGGTTTTGGAAGCGGTTTTCGTAAGCGAGCTGCTGGCGGTCCTGTTACCGGGGGTTCCCCGTATTTGGTTGGTGAACGCGGTCCCGAGTTATTTGTACCTGGCACCGGCGGTAGTGTCGTTCCAGCCAACGACCTTCGTGCTGCAATGGGCGCTGCACCGGGTAGCTCCGGTGGTTCCCCCGTGCTTAACATGAGCTTTGAATCCACCAACATTGGCGGTGTGGAGTACGTCAGCCGCGATCAACTGGAGCAGGCAATGGCAGCCACTCGTCGTCAAGCTGCCAATGATGGCGCCAAACGCGGTATGTCCATGACCTTGGATCGCCTGCAGCAATCCCCACAAACCCGTAGGAGGGTTGGCATCTAATGGCTACGTTCCCAGCACTAAAGCCAACCTCCCGCAATTTCAAACCCGGCGATTTCCCATCCAAAACGTACCGGGCTCTTTCGGGTGCCATCGTCAAACGCAGCTTCGGCAACCGTGCCACCGGCTACGAACTGGAACTGGAATTTGCAAATATCAGCAGTAGTGTTCTGGATCAAATCTTGGATCACTACCTAGGACAAAA